TCTCCGTGACCGTGTGATACCCCATGTAGCGCATCTCCAAGACCAGCCGCTCATCCATATCCTCCACAGCCTGTATCACACCATAGATTTCGGCGCGGAGGCTTACCAAGCGGTCAATCTCACGATCAATCTCCTCCTCCTGTTCCACCAGTTTCACCACCACATCGGAGAGCTTGTGCGGATTCTTTGTTGCACTCCCCGGCATATCGCTAAGAACGGTGGTGGTCTTGGTGGCCATGCTGCGCAGTCTCACGGACTGTTCCAACATGCTGTCTATTTTTCTGTCAATCTTGAATGCCTGGCTCAGATATTCCTTAGCGGTCATCATGATCAGCCCTTCTTTTCGTAGCGGGAGCAGCCCGGCTGCCAAACGTCGCCACCCGTATATCCTATGGGAGCAGTCTGCCCCGCCTCCTGCACACAGTCGTTGCAGTTCCAGCATGTAAGTCGATGGGCGCAGGATGTGCAGATACATTTTTTGCAAGACGCATGCGTTCCGCAGCGGTCATGGGGCATGACTTCCTCGCTGTCAAATTCTTCCGTGCCTTCCCAAATCGCCAGCCGATGGTGGGCGGCGTACAGATATTCCTCCATGCAGCCGTTGCTATCCTTCCAGTTTCCTTCCATGATCACGCCGTCGCATTTGCCAAGAAGCATTTTGCACTGATTCAAAACCGCATCGTAGGGAAATCTGGCAGCTTTCAAGTGCCGCATGGCATCCAGCGGATTGACGAACAAGATATGCGGGTATTTCCTGGCGAGCTCCGCTGCAATCGCCGCCGCGCCTTTGCGGTTCTCTTTTTCAGCCCCCGTGTAGGGATGGGAAATATAAATCATGTTCATAGCGATCTGCTCCTTTCTCACTTGCAGTGCTTCAGCGCATCTCTTGCCGTAGGGTCGCTGTATCCTTCTCCATTGCGGCTTGATGTACGCTGAACCCCCAACTGCTTGATCTCAATGTGAATCCCCGGTGCTGCTGCCCACTGCTTTTCCACGATCTCCCGCACTACTTGGGCATCGTCCTTCCAGTAGCTGCACCTGGTCATGCAGTCCTTGAGCATTTTCTGCAGATTGTCGGTGTCCGGGCGTGTCGTGCGCCACTCGCCGCTTTTATGGGATTTGCCCACCGGGAAGAGCCATGTGGTGCGAAGCTCCAAGGCTCCCTCCATCGGCACTATTGGACGATGACTGCCGAGATGTGCAATCAGAAGTGCCTTTGCTTTCTTCAGGGGAGCCGGGTCGTAAAATATCGGTCTGCCACCCACGATCCGCACGGATTTCTCCTGCGCGGTCGCCGTAGGAGGATTGATGTCGAGGAAAAATCTCATATTCTGTATGCTCCTTATTGAAAATTTCTTTCGATTGTGTTTTCATTTCGGTCAAAGGTTTCGTCACTGTCATCCCGTGTGGGGGAGGGCAGGCTACTGCAGCCCTCCCCACACTGGTGACAGCAGGGACAGACACTCTTTATTTATAAGCCTTTGTCCCTGAGAGTTTTCCAATAGGCAATTTATCCTTTGTCCGCCTCATCCTTGCCCATAGGTTTTTTCTCCCTTTGTCCCTGCGTATTCTTCTTCCCCACCACGCCGTTTTCAATCCAGTAGCTGTCGCTGAATTCGGCAAGATAACGGCGAATGGTTTTCTCGTTGAGTTCCGTGTACTCCACAATGTCCTTGATTTTCACGGGAGGATTGATAGAGCAGATCTCGTAAGCCGTATCCATGGCAGCCTTGCGTTCCTCGACGGTCGTCCGCTTGCTGCTGCGGGAGAGGTTCGCTGCCATACTTCCTATGGCGGGAATGCTCCCCAATTCGTCGCTGTTATCAATGCGATGCACGGGATGCTCAAACCAGAAGTTTACCGGCTCTATGTTGGCAAATTCACGGAGATTGGATTCCAGTCGCCAAGCCGTAGCGTGACCGTCCCGCAGATTGTTCTTGATGTCATCCGTGAGTTCCAACTGGATCATGTCAAGCTGGGCATCGGGGTCGCGGGCAAATACGCCGGAGCCGGAAGCCCTGTCCATCGCCCGCTTGTTTCCCTGCGCTCCCTTGCTGTGATGATGACAGTAAATCGTGGAGCAGCCGGTTTCCGTGCAAATCTTATCGAACTGGTTGCAGAACTGCCCCATCTCGGATGCGTTGTTTTCATCCCCCGTGATGACCTTGTAGATGGGGTCGATGACGATGGCATCCAAATGCTGGTCGCGTACCCGTCGGATGAGTTTCGGCACAAGCTGGTCTAATGGCACGGCGTGGCCTCTCAAGTTCCACACGATGATGTTCTCTGAGCCATTCATGGGAAGCCCCAATGCCTCGTAGATTTTGAGGAAGCGGGTGATGCAGCTTGCCGGATCAATCTCCAAATTGACATACAGCACACGCCCCTTGCGGCAGGGAAATCCCAGCCACTTCGCCCCCTCGGCTATGGCAACGCAAAGTTCCATGAGGAGAAATGACTTCCCTGCTTTGGAAGAACCGGAAATAATCATCTTGTGTCCACGGCGCAGGATTCCCTTTATAATCTCCTCCGGCAGTTTCGGCGGATTGTCCTTGTACTTGGCGAGAGATTCCAATGGCGGCAGTTCATCCGTCACGCCCTCCACGAAATCCATCCAGTCCGTCCATGACTTCCTGCCGATGTTCGTTGCGGCGAGGTACTGGCGATTGCCGTTTCGAGTAAGCCCCGGCATTCGGGAAAGCCGTGAGGGATTGCGGTTCTGCTTGTCGATGGGTACGCCCTGCTGTTCCATGAAGTCATAGAGGAACTCCACCCGCTTTCGGTACTCCTCATAGTCAATGGCATCCACACGCACTATGGCATGAAGGCTCTTTCCTCCACTATGCACCAGAGCTACAATCGGCAGTTCCAACTTGCGGAAGAGGACATCCTGCTCGGCGATGGGAAGTGTGTCGGATTCCACCAGCGCATACTTGAACTTGGTGACGTTCTTGTTTTTCACGCCCTCGCCGTCCAGCGGATTGAACCGAATCCAGCCCCCCACTTCGGGTTTCCAGTCACCTACGGTCGCTCCGATGTCATTGGCGTGCTTCTTGAGGGATGCGATCAGCTCCTCTGCCGTGCGGTCATACATGCCCTTACTGGGCAGCCACTTACCCTCGCCATCCTGCCATACGTCACCCGTAACATAGCCCACTCGGTCAGCAGGATCAAACAGCAGAGAAAGATAGTCGATCAAATCCTGCACGGGATTCCACGCATCGGGCGGAGAAAATCCATTGAAGCCGTCGTTGCCGTCATATTCGATGGTGTCGTCCCATGCCATCGCGCCCTCAGCGCAAGGAGTCCAACCGCGCTCTTTCGCCATCTGCACAATCGTGCCACCCTTGACGGGAGTGGCCGTGCCGCTAAAGCCCGCCCACTTCTTTTCGCATTCGCCGGGATGGTAACGAGGATCTCTCTGACTCCAATCATCCCAGATGGAGCAGGGAAAGCCCTCTTCCTTTAGTGCCATGCCTACCTGAATCCAGTCGGCGCGGTCAACCTCCGCAACGTTGATGTACTTCAAAGCCGACAAGATATTCTTGTCCATGAAAAATCACGTCCTTTCACGGTGTATATACGGACGGCGTCATCCCCTGGGGGACACGCCAATGATTCATCGCCAAGCGGGAGATGAGAGCACTGGCGGTGTCGAACTGCCATGTGCCTACGCGCCGAAAGCCGTAACGCTCCAAACAGCGGATCTGCTTGGGTGTGGCGAGTCCTTCCTCCTGTCGCCGTTTCAGACGGTCGATGAGGAGAGAGGCAAGCCCGGCGTTTTCCACGGTATCGGGCAGGATGCCGCGATTCTCGAGGAAAGCAAGCTGTTTTTCGGACGGCGGTCCCATTTCCCAAGGGAAGGTCGGTGCATAGCTGGTGAGATCCTCGGCGGCGATGGAGAGCGCATACTGGATGGGATCGACAAGTTTTTTCTTCTTGCTCCGCATCGCGGCAAGTTCCCGCGCCAGTGCCTCCTCCCGTTCACGCAGCACGTCCCGCTCCGCTTCCTCTTCAGCTTCGAGAATGTCCACTTCCTCGTCATTTCGGATTTTTTCGTCCACCATCGCGGCGATGTTCGCGTCCTTGGCAATGAGAGCCGATGGTCTGCAGAGGTCGTGACGCTCCGTCAGCCAGAGAAAGTCCAACAGGAGCAAGTTCTCCTTGCCCGGAAAGAGCCGCATGCCGCGTCCCACCATCTGCTGATAGAGACTCCGCACTTTGGTGGGGCGCAAAATTACAATGCAGTCCACCGCAGGGCAGTCCCAACCTTCTGTAAGGAGCATGGAGTTGCACAGCACGTCGTACATGCCATGCTCAAACTCTGCGAGGATTTTCGAACGGTCATCGCTCATGCCATTGACTTCCGCCGCCCTCATGCCGACGTCATTCAGCATCCGACAGAACTTCTGCGATGTGGCGATGAGCGGCAGGAACACCACGGTCTTTCTGCCCCTGCAATAACGAGCCATCTCCCCTGCAATCTGATGGAGGTACGGCTCCAAGGCGCAGCCAATGTCCGCCGCGTTGTAATCCCCACCGGAGATGCCGGCCTTGCTGATGTCCAGCTGCAAAGGAATCATCCGTGCCTTGACGGGAGAGAGATACCCCTCCCGGATGGCGCGGCTCATGGAGTACTCGTAAGCCTGTGAGTCAAAAAATGTGCCAAGCGTCTGCTTGTCTCCACGGTCGGGTGTTGCCGTCACGCCGAGGACATTGGCATCCGGAAAATGCGAAAGTACCCGCTGATAGCTCTCCGAGAGTGCGTGATGCGCTTCGTCCACGATGATGTCCTGAAAGTAATCCCTGGGGAACATCGAAAGGCGTTTTTCTTGGCAAAGAGACTGCACCGAACCCACCGTCACGGGAAAGAAGCTGCCGAGGCTGGGGTTCTCCCCCTGCTCAAAGGCTGCATCGAGTCCTGTGAGCATCTTCAGCTTGTCGGCGGCTTGGGTGAGAAGCTCCCCACGATGCGCCATGATGAGAACACGATGGTCTTTCTTTACTTGCTCCTGCGTAAGCGCGGAAAACACGATGGTTTTACCGCAGTTATGGGTAATCGTGAAGTCAGCCAACAGGTAACGGTTGTCTCCGTCCACGGTAAAGCCGTAGTATTCCCCACATCCGACCGGCTCTGCATGAAAACCTGTCCGCAAAACAGATTTTTTCTGCTGACGCTTGTCGGCAATCTTCCGTTTCACACGACAAGGGATGATGGAGCAATCTCCGCTGATGGAGACGCGGTAATACACGCCCTTAACGTCCCGATACCCCTTGATGCAGGGCTTCACCGATGCCCGAAGGCCTGCGGAGCGGCAGAGAAACGCCACATCATCTGCCAGCCTTCTTGACTTGGAAATGTAGTCGTAGCCTTTATCAATGTAGTAACCATCGGTATCCAAGAGGCCTGCGAGAATTTCAAGCCGCTTTGACAGATCGGTGTATTTATATGCATCCGGCACAAACTTATCTCCGGCGCGTCCTCCGTAGAGCCTTAAACGGCGCAGTGCCTTGATCAACCGATTGCTCCTGCGCCCCCTTTCGGAAACGAGAAAGTAGGTGGTGGCTTTTCCTGCCGGCTCTGTCCGAAGGCGCAGATTCCATACATCCGCCTGGTGAAAAATGACACGCCTGATTTCCTTGTCCGGCGTCGTCACGCTGACACCGTGGACAATACAGCCATCCCCAAGAATCACGCCGAGAAAATAGGGGTCGATTTCCGTTCGCGCATTCCTGTGGGCAGGGAATGATTGGATTGCCTCGGAGCGAATCAGCTTATGCAGATGCTTCTTGCTTTCTGACCAGCGGAGCCATTCGGCTACCGTCACATCCACCAATTCCCCGGCATGACGTTGAGAGGGATATTGGGGATTGTTGCATTCCCTTGTGCGGATGAGCGTCAGCATATGGTCTTTTGTCACGGTGAACGGCTCGCCCTTGATGGGAATGATCCGATACATCAAAGACTTTCCACGGTGGAGAACCAGTACCGTGCGCTTCTTCCCATCCGCACCGATGAGTTGATCCCCCACCTGTACATCTTCCACTTTTTTGCTGCGGCCATCGGCGAGGAGAACGTTCTCTCCCTTGGCATGGCATCCCGTCGGCAGAATGAGGAGCGTCTTTCGATGCCCCTCGCTCCATGCGGAAAGGATTGCCTGCTTCGCCTCGACCTGGTACGGTCTAAGTTCCACTTGCTTCTCCTCCCATCAGAACGGAATGTCCGCCGCGCTGACGGGAATTCCACCGAAGTCCGCAGAGTCCTCGACCGGAAAAAACTTCTCGTCATAATCATAGAAGCGATCCACATCGTTGGTCTGTTTCTCGTTGCCATCCCGATCGGTATATTTGCGGGGCTTAAAATGCGCCCGCCCCTTTGCGCCTTCGAGATTGTTCCAGTTCATCGCCAGCCGCTCGCCGTGCTTCTTCCTGCCGATGCAGCGAAAGAACGCTGAAATGCGCCACTCCACGAGGCGGTTCAAAATGAGGTCGGTGCGGACACTGGCGACGCCCTGCTTCGTTTCCACCTGCAGGGTAAGCGTAGCCTTGTTGCAGGCCTGCATCTTGGCACTCCCCGGAAAACGCCCCCGCTCAAAAGCGGACACCACGAAGTTGTAATCCCCTTCGGGCAGGAGAATGAATTCCTGACCATCGCTTTCAATGGTGTCAGTCCAATCCATACCCACGTTGTTGTTGACAAATTCTGCCATGATGTATTTCCTCCCTTAAACAACAGCCTTACGATTCTGCTGAATGATGTCAAAAATCTGATCCCAGTAACGGATGACGTAGCCGTACAAAAACTCGTCGGGATAGTCGTCAATCGGGGTCTCCACTGAGTATTTCCCACGCGCGGCGACCACCTGCCGCACCTCCTCCTCGGTGGCACCCTTCTCCTTCAAAATGCTGCGGAACACATCGGCAGCGCTTTCTTCCTCCGGCAGGTTCTGCTGCTGCGGTGCCGGTGTCTCCTGCATTGTTGTCTGCGTGACGGTTGTGGCTACCGGAGTCTGCCCCCGCGCGAAAATATGGGCGATGTGTTTGTAGTCCAGATCCAAGACCTCCGGCAGCGGCACGCGGCTCTTCGCGTCCCATGCGGGATGATGGGATGTGTACATGACACGCTTGCCGCCCTGTGCCTTCTGCGTGTTGTTCTCCGAGGTGACCACAAAGGTCTGGTAGTTGCAAAAGAGCAGAATGTCGCACCACTCCTTGAGAAGCGGTGCTACCTGCTTGCTGAGTTTCATTTCCCAGCGGTCGTATGCGCCCATCTCATCCGGCTGCTCGAACTTCCGCATCTTGGCGTGTGCTGTGACCACCACATGCACTCCGGAATCCAGTACCGTATCGAACGCGCCGAGAAGCCTTGCAAATTCCTCGCCTAGGTAGGTATAGCCCTTACCGTAGCCGAAGGACTCGATGGAGTTCTGCTTGTACTTCGTGCAGAGGTAGCTGACGATGAGCTGCTCTGCCCAGTCGGCGGTATCCAGCACCAGCGTCCTGCACACATCCTTTGTGGCTGCCACCTCCTTGACCACGGAGAGCATTTCCTCCCAAGACTGCGGCTTCTCAATACGCCGCACATCCATGTGTGCTGTGCCGCCCTCGGTGTCGATGAAGAGCGGATCTGGGAACTTGGCGGCAAGACCGGACTTACCGATCCCCTCCGCCCCGTAGATGACCACCTTTTGGGCGCGGTCAACTTTCCCTTTCGTGATACTCAGCATGATGAATCTCCTTCCTATTTGATCCGAAGACTCCGTCCTCTCGGCTCCAAACGTGCGCCGGGGACTTCCTCGCCGCCGTTTAATGCCTCATAGAGAGCCTCGCGATTCACTTCCTTATGCGCCGGCACAGTGACGAGGTATGCCTCCGGGATAAGAGCGGCATCGTCAATCTTGAGCGGCTGTTTGCCGCCGTTCTTCTGAACGCTCATGACACCGTACCTCGTGGGAACTTTGGATTTCCCCATTGCATCGAGATTCTGCCGGTACCACTCCTTGATGCGTCTGATGCGGTTCTCTAAAATCTGCCGCTGCGCTTCAAAGCGTTTCTCTTCCTTGCTGTATGCCTCCGCATACGCTTCCAGCGATTTGATGAGCGCGATGCCGCCCGCGCATTTCTCCTCAAGGGCGCACTCGATGGACTGCAGCCCCTCCTCCAAGAGTTCCAAATCCATCGTCTCGTCCAAAACGAGGTCGAAGAGCGCGTTGAAACCTGCGGCAAGCTCATAAAGCGGTCGTGCCGGCATAAGCATTCTCCTTTCCCTTCTCGAAGATGGCTACCTCGTCCACGGAGTCTCCCGGCACGATCACCGTGAGCTTCACGGGACAGCCAAGGAAGAAGCGAAGCAGACGCTCCCGTACCGTGAGCCGGCGGCAAGCCACGATCCCACCATTGCTGCGTTCCTTGGAGACCTTGATGTTGAGTGTGTGATTCATCTCGATTCATCCTTTCCGAAGGGCGGTTTGATGTTACCCTTCACCTAAGAGCCACGGGAAACGCAAAACTTCATGGTTTTTAGAGAAAATTTTTCTTGTCGGGCAAGAATTTCCTGAGCCGCTGATAGATGCGCCGCATCCGCTCCGATATGGTGCTTTCCAATACGCCTTCCTGACGCGCAATCTCCGACTGGCGCACGCCTTCCCAAAACACGCGCCGCAGAAGTTCCCGCTGCGGAGGACGAAGCTGCGCGATGGCGTGATGAAGCTCCGAATAATCCGCGCCGAGCAAAGCCGTCGGCACATCGGGCATGGCATCCGCTCTCCGGCGGTCAAGATCATCAGCAGACAAGTGGATATGGCGACGCGTCTCGGTGCGATTCCTACGGAAGGTTGGAGCATTGACCTCGGCATCCAAAATCTCCTGTGCCGTGCGCCGCTGAACTGCGTTCTTGTCCTCGGCGGTATCCAGACGCTGCCGATAGTCCGTCTCCACCATGACGGTGCATTCCTCCTCGGGAACTTCCAAAACAGTCGGATGGAGCTTGTCTTCGTAATACAGAGTGATTTTCATGGTCGTGTCCTTTCCGCCTTGGATGCGGGCGGCAGGAACACAAAAGGCCGATGCACGCGATGTACACCGGCCTCTTTCGCCTAAAATGGGCATAGTTAGTCACGGTGGAAACACCGAAGTGCCAATACTGCTTGTGCAGTTCGTCTCTTCGTGCATTCCCGCCGCCCCTAATGGCCATCTCAAGGCATTGAGAAATTTATAAGATTTACGATTACGGCTTGTGAATGTTCACATTCACATAAATTCCATTAACAAAAATGTAGATTTTCCCCCTCACTGCTGATATAATAGAAACTGTGTTTTATGTACGATGATGTTCTCTCACCATCCGGGTAAAGCATACCAAATCCGCTCCCTCGAAAATTGGACTCCGGTGGACGGGAGCGGACAGACTCTGTCCACTTTTCGCGAAGGGGGAGTTTTGTGTTAACCATCAGTCTGTTTTTACAGATCATGAGAAAGTACGTTGGTGCGGAGAACAAATCGATACCTAGTTTCTGCGCCTACTTCTTCGCTCTCTTTATGAAGGAACCGATCTCTTCTCGCGAGGTTGGTCTGGACGATGATGACAAGTACTACCCTTTCGGCAAGGAATCTGAGAAAAGTGCCGCCAACAAGATGTTTAGCGGAGCCAGAGGCATCCCGGAATCTGTCCTGCGGGCGGTTCATGCCAATCTGGACAAGAGCCGCTTCTTGGAGGCAGCCGCAGATATCCCCTTCGATGCCCGCAAGAACTTGTGCGCCGACCTCGCCAAATACGGGGTGAACTGCACCACAGACAATGTGGACGAGACGTGCGCCGAGATTTTCTGCAGCATCATCAAAGCGGAACTGCAAAAGCTCCCCGGCGCCCAAATTGATCTCTTTGAAGGAAGGAACGAGGTCGGCGAAGTTGTTCCCGCCGTGCCGATTCACCCCACCCAATATGCGAACGGCTCGGTCTATCTGCTCAGCGGCGAGATCATCAAACTGCATCCTGCCCTAATTCCCCATGAGGACATCAACGAAGCCACACTCCCGTATATCAACGCTCTCTGCGAGGTGTATTCGGAGCGTCTGGAAAGAGAAGTCACCCCCGATACCGCAGGAGAATTGCCAGAGAAACTGCAGCAGCATTTAAAGCGGCAGAGAGAGGCATATTTCGATGCCAAAAGCATCCAGCACAGCGTAAGGGATGCCTTCGTAGACGGAGAGCAACAATTTGACGCGCTGAAGGATGACGCCTATGACGGCATCGAGATGGTGTACTTTGATGAGGATCATGAGACTGGTTACGTCCGCCTGCAGGAAGTATTGAAAAAAATCACCAGCACAGAACTTGCCAAGTCGAACCTCGTCAATATCAAGGGCTTCATCTCGAACAGAACACGGAAGGGCATCTGCCATATCTTGGTAGATGACGAGCGAATCAAATCGTGGGTGAACACCGATGCCTAAACTGTTCAATACGTCCTTTGAGGTGTCACTTCGCATTTTGCTCATCCTCTCTGCCGTAAAGCCGCGTTCCATAACGATTGACCGTATTGCGGCGTATGATCTCATGGCAGTCTATGGACGGGATTTCGGCATTGCAGAGCAAAACCTGCACGGCGAGAACCAGTTCAGCTTCAGCGAATTCTCCGCCAAACGGGAGCAATTGAACGGCGCATTGAAATCCCTCCTGCTGGACGACTTTGCTGCCGTAGAGCATTCCCCCAGAGGATTCTTGTTCGGACTGAATGAGCGCGGCCGTGAGTTCGTGAAATCCATGCAGTCCGAATACGCTGCAGCATATATGGAGACAGTAAAAAAGACACACCGAATGCTTGGAAAAACATCCGATGCGTCTTTGCTTTCAAAGATTACGCGACAGGCGATGGACGCGCTAAAGAGGAGATAAATGGATGGCCGGAATATATTTTAGCCGTGTCACGGCAAGAGGCATAGGCAAGCGCGACTCTTTCGTGGATTTCACCCCCGGTCTGAACATCATCTGTGGGCGGTCGAATACCGGGAAGACCGCCGTTGCTCGGTGTATTGATTTTGCTCTTGGCAAAATGGGTGACTTCCCCATAGACGAGACTTTTGGTTATGACGAAGTGGAACTTCTGGTGCAGGCTGCCGATGGCACGATCAGTATCACGCGTAAATTTCACAAGGATCAAGTGGACGTGATAACCAACATCCCCGGCATGATGAGTGACAAATACAATCTGAAATACAGTCAGAGTCAAAGAAACGGCTTGCCTGTGCTGAGTGACCTGCTTTTGAGCGCAATGGGGATTCCCGTCCCCTGCATGGTGATCAAGAACATCGATTTCAAGCGGGCACCACTGACACTCCGAACCTTCCTCCACATGCTGCTCTTTCTCAACAATGACATCGGCAAGGTAGAATCCGTGTTGGAGCCGAAGGAAAGCATTCAAAAGACCGTCTTTCTCTCTTCCCTGCTGTTTTTGATGACCGGCTCCAATTTTCCCGAGCACGATGAGCAGACCAAGAAGGAAATCCGAATCGCAGAGCGAAATGCCATTTTAAGATATGTGAACAGGCAGATCAGCAACATCTCTGAGAAGAAGAAGGTGCTGCAAAAACAGATGACGGCGTTTCAGGGCATTGATGTGGAGCAGCAGATGACCGCCCTCATTGCAGGGATTGAGCAGACGGAATCTGCGATCTCTGCAGCTCTCTCCCGCCGACAGGAACTGGTGCAAGAAATCAGCGAACTGCAGGAGAAAATGACTGAGGCGGAACTGATGAAGTCCCGGTACACCGCCCTCAAGAGCCAGTACACAGCCGACATCAAGCGACTGACCTTTATTGCCGACGGCGAGATGGAACGGAACGCTCACGATAAGAACACTGTCTGCCCCTTCTGTGAGAGTCATTTCACGCCCAAGGATGATGAAACCTACATCGAATCTGCCCGTGGCGAACTGTCCCGCATCGTGACTCAGATGAATGATCTGACGAAAGCGGAACAATCCCTCGCCGAGGAAATGAGGTGGATGTCAGAGGAGATGGCAAAACTCGATGCCGAGAAGGACAGCATCGAAAGCCACATTCAGCAGGAGCTGCGTCCTAAAGCAGAGGCGATGCGCAAATCACTCGCAGACTACAAAAGTTTCCTGCAATTAAAGCGCGAGATGAGCGTAATCGACGATTTTGCAGTCGGCTGGGAGGCAGATTTAAGGAATCCTCCGGTCGAGCCGGAATCTGCGTTGCAATATCATCCCAGAGAGCATTTTGATGACGATTTCAAAAGACTCATCAACCAATATTACAAGGACATCCTTCGTGAATGCAATTATTCGACAGAGCCTATTGTTGCCAATTTCAACATCTCCGATTTTGATATAGAGATTAACGGGCATAAAAAATCTACCCATGAAGGGCAAGGATATACGTCCTTTGTCAACAGCGTAACTGCACTCACCTTCCGTCACTATCTTGCCCACCATGGCAAGTATTACCCGGGCTTCCTCATCATTGACACGCCCCTTCTTGGTCTTGACCAAGGCGTAGCGGATTCTGCGCCGGAAAGCATGTGTTCCGGACTCTTCCGCTATTTCATGAACCACCAGGAGGAGGGACAGCTGATTATCATTGAGAACTCCAAAAATCTGCCGGATTTGGACTATGCAGCAGCAGGAGCCAATGTCATCACCTTCACCAAAGGGCTGACGGAAGGCCGTCCCGGTTTTCTTCACGGCATAGTAGAATAAGCGGAGACGGATATGCGAATAACTTATAACAGGCTGTGGAAGCTCCTGATTGACAAAGGCATGAATCGGCAGGATCTCCGGCGAGCAACGGGCATCAGCCCCGCCTCCATCGCCAAACTGGGCAAGGGAGAGAATATAACCACAGACATTCTTCTGAAGATATGCGTGGCGCTCGATTGCAATATTGAAGATATTATGGAGTCCGTGAAGGAGTAAATCAAATCTCTTTAAGAGATTTCTATGTTTTGATGTGGAGGAAAGTAAATGGAACGCGATCTCCAATTTGACAAGGAGAAGATGAGAAAGCTGCTCTCAGAGCGTGTTAATCAGTATGCTCATGGAATATCAGAATATACGGCTCCCATCTATAACGAAACCGAGGTTCGCGTAGATTTTGTGAACCCATTATTCAAAGCCCTTGGCTGGGATGTAGACAACGAGGCAGGTCTTCTACAACATCTACGGGAAGTCACTCATGAAGCCACTGTGTTCGTTGAAGAAAATGGCAAACAGAGGAGTAAAAAACCTGACTATTCTTTCCGACTTGGAACAGAAACGCTTTTCTATCTGGAAACGAAGAAACCGTCTGTCGATATCACGAAGGACAATGCACCTGCATTTCAGCTGCGACGGTATGGGTGGAGCGGCAACTTAAAAATCTCTGTCCTCACAAATTTTTCAGACCTTTACATCTACGATTGTTCAGTACGCCCCATCGAATCCGATGATATAGGCGTAGCGTTGATTGCGCATTACTCCTATACGGAATACGAGGAAAAATTCGATGAAATTTACGGATTGCTTTCCAAAGAATCCGTAATGTCCGGTGACTTCGCCGCACAGTTTGAAAATATTGGCAGCACTTTTCGCCGTGAGCCTTTTGATGCTTATTTTCTGAAGCAAATACGGAATTGGCGGTTGAAACTTGGCATAGATATCCAGCGCAATACTACTTCTCTCAATGAGGGAACTTTGAACATTGCTGTGCAACGAATTCTTAACCGAATCATTTTTCTCCGCATATGCGAAGACCGCAGCTTTGAACAGTATGAAACATTGAAGCAAATCCACACTTATGAGGAACTCAAGCGACTGTTCAGTACCGCTGACAAAAAATATGACTCTGGGCTGTTCTCGGTATTGGAAGAAGATAATATTGTCGTTTCCGATGATGTCTTGTTGGAAATTTTTTGTGACCTGTATTATCCGAACAGTTCATATGAATTCAGCGTTGTCGACCCGTTCATCATCGGGCAAATTTATGAGCTGTTTCTTGACGAAAAAATCATCACAACAGCAGATGGCTCTGTGTCTACTGAGAAAAAACCAGAAGTCGTTGACTCTCAGGGTGCAGTCAACACCCCCAAAAACGTGACCGATATTATTGCGGAGCAGACCCTATCTGTTATTTTTGGTGGAAAAAATCTTACTGACGTACGAAATGTAAGGATTGCAGATATTTGCTGTGGCTCAGGCAATTTCCTGCTTTCTGCCTACGAATATATCGTCAATTTCCATACGGAGTGGCTACTCTCTCATGACCGCAACGCATCTATCAGAGATGGGCGGTTGATTGTAGTTCCCGGAAGTGATTCGTGCCGGCTCTCCTTTGCTCTTCGTCGAGATATTCTTCTTCGGAATATCTGGGGCGTAGATATTGATCCATTGGCGATTGAGGTGGCGAAATTCAGCCTTTGCCTGAAACTGTTGGAAAATACTACGGCTGAAGAACTGGATGCCTTTGTTCATAGTACATCGGATCATATTCTTCCCCAGCTCGACAACAATGTAAAGAATGGAAACAGCTTGGTAGACGCAACCTACGCAAAATTTGACCCGAACATCTATGACCAAGTAGAAAGCTTGGAATCCATACAAATGTTCGAGTGGCGCGACGAATTTGACGATGAAGGATTCGATGCAATCATTGGAAATCCGCCATATATACGTGTTCAAAACATGGTTCGTTATTCTCCGAGAGAGTATGAATTTTACAGGAGTAAGTTCTCCGGCTACGAAACTGCAAAATCCGAGCTTCTTGATAAATATTATCTGTTCATCGAGCGAGCCTGGATGTTGCTGAAAGATAATGGTATCATTGGGTATATCGTTCCGCACAAATTCATGACCATCATGTCAGGTGAGCTCGTACGAAAGTTTCTCGCATCCAAAGAAGCCGTCCGGAAAATCATTCATCTTGGCACACATCAGGCATTCCAAGGAAGAAGCACATACACTTGCATCCTTCTATTGGGCAAGTCTCCTCAGAAAGCATACGGTATTGCCTTCGTAAGAGATTGGCATCATTTCCTGTACAGTCATGAAGTTCATTTCGACACATATCCAATGGACTCACTTGGAAGTATTCCTTGGACATTCGTCCCACAGCAAATCAACGACCATTTGCATGATATCCGTGAGCAGTGCAGTCCTCTTAGCGATATGGCAAGAATCTTTGTCGGCGTTCAGACCAGCAATGACAAAATTTATATCGTAACAGCTGATCATGAAGATGATGTATATGTGTATTTTCATGATAAAAACGGGACTGAACGGAAAGCTGAGAAAAATATTTTAAGGCGCAGTATCTATGATACCCAAATGAAAAAGTATCACTCCATTGTCCCGAACAGCTACATCATCTTTCCGTATTGCAACGAAAATGGTGTCCCCAAACTCATCGATGTCGAAACTATGCGCTCAGAATATCCATGCGTATTTTCCTATCTGTCCGATTTCAAAGCAGAGCTGGATCAGCGAAATATGACATTGAAACGGACAGAAAACAATTGGTATGCGTATGGTAGAAGTCAAAGCCTTGCCCGCTTTCTTTCCGGAGAACACCTGATATGGCCTGTCCTTTCCTTAGATTCCAACTATGTATATGACAATGACCTCGTGGTATTCACAGGTGGTGGAAATGGCCCGTTCTACGGAATCGAGATGAATTCAGCCGTCGAGGAATCCATCTTCTATGTCCAAGCGATACTAAATCACTGGTTGATGGAATTGCTAGTCAAAAAAACTGCCAGCACGTTCCGTGGTGGATATTATTCCCACGGCAAGCAGTTTATTGCCGAACTCCCTATACGTCGCATAGACTTCTCTGACAAATCACAAAAGATTTTACATGATTCTATCGTGGAGAAGGTACATCGCTTAGAGAATGTAATTCTCCACATTGATAATTCTGGTAATTCAAGCCAGAAAAAGGTCTTGGAACGTGCGGCAACAAACATAGAAAAGGAACTTTCTGCATTGGTGGATACCTTATATGATGTGGAAGGATTAAAGGTGACATTTCAAAATGAAAGCGATTGA